AATTACTTATAAACTGTGGTGGGTCATCTTGAAAAGCCCCATAAAAATTAAGGCGTTCTTCGTCAATAATTTCCATAAAACTGTCTTGGTCTTGCTCTCTAAGCAACTGCATGGCATCATCGTATAACGCAACGGAACCATCTTCATTTTCATATATGTATGCATACCCACTGTAACTTACATCTTCAAGAGCTTCTACTGTAGTGCCAACCTCATCAGCTAACTCTTTTAATTCAATAGGACCGTAATCTTCAAATTCAAACTTTTCAGCCCCTAAACTTTCAGCAATTTCTTGCGCTTTTTCAATTTGGTCGCCGTTTCCTAATGTAAAAATGTTTTCATACAGTGGGTCAACGGAAGATACATTATTTTCTGCACTAGCAAGAGAGTTTGCATTGGTTATATTGCTTTCGTATCTGTCTACAATATCAGCCCATAATTCGTCAAAAGCGTCGTCTGCTCGTTCTTCAGAAATAGAAAAGGTTTCGCCTGATTTATTTTTAAATACTTGTGGCGCTAACCTTACATCTTGGTCTTGAAAATATTTAACTATCTCGTCTTTGGTAACTACTTTATTATTTCTAAATTGCTTATTAAAACCACTCCAATCCATTTCCTCTTCTTTGCCGCCACCTTTAACAAGCATAGATTTCATTTGCTCGAATGTGCCTTTATTTTGAGGTAAATTTTCTGCTGCCCTAAGTGTTGGTGAGTGCTGAAGAATGTCTAGTGGTGGTCCCATATTACTGCCAACAGCCCCTGCACTTAATGCTGTTGGTTGCCCACCGCTTTGAAATGCTTCTAAAACTCCTCGCGGATTGCCTTCAGCTAATGACCTTGCGCCATATTGCAAATCTGATAGCAAACCTGTTGTTGCGTCTCTAATACCTTCGCTAGTTGGAGTGGGTGCCGCAAAGGTTTCTGCAAGTGCAACTGGTGGTGTTAAATAACCCATTCTGCCAAGAACTGCAGGTGCCGCCGCTATGCCGACTTCCATCATCATGTTAAGCCCTGCACGTTTACGCTCATCAGCCGATCTAGTTGGGTCAAATGCAACACGACTTTCTGTTACAGCATTGCCCATACCTGTTACTGGGTTGGCATCTAATACAAATTGTGTAGGCGCACGAAGATTAGGAGGTACATACTCCTCAAAATCAAACATATTTTCTAAAAATTCGCGTCTTTTTTGACCTGCTTGTGGGCTGTTAAAATCGCGCAGATAGTCAATAATACTCATTACCACTTTACCTTATTTGCCCAATATGCTGCCGACATCTTGCCTTTTGCAATATTCTTTGCGTGCCTTGCTTTAAATGACTTTGCTCGTTTTGTCATTGTTTTATCGCCAGTTTTGCCTTGCTGACCGAACCTTATTAATTTTACTTTTTCGCCTTCTTTAGCAACAACAACGTGTGATTTTGTAGGGTGGCTTGGTGTTCTTTTTGGCTTGTTATAACCTGATACACCTGCCTTTTTTAGTCTGGCATCTTTTTTCTTTTTTTCAGCCATTAGGGATCGGCAGGGAATAATGGGTTTTGCATACGCATAGCATCTTGAATAAGTTGTTCTGCTTCTTTTGGTTCTTCTTGCATTAACTTTTCCCAACTCTTACCATGACGCGCTTTTAATGCTGCTATTGCTGCCGCCCTGTTTGTCATCGTAAAAGTTTGCGAAGGCTTATATAAAGGCTCAACGCCACGCTCTATTGCGGGCAATGCAACTTCTCTAGTTGCTGCTGCGTTCAAAGGTACACTTTGGTTAGTATTTGTTAACGCGTACGTTGGTATTGCACCGCGTTCTGGTGTTCTTGCAACAGTATCAACATCTTGTGTCGCAGTAGGTGTTGTATCGTAATTATATCTAGTTCTTGTACCTTGATCTACGCCACCAATACGATCTGCTAAATTTCCCAACATACTTAGCGTCATACCACCTCTGTATTCACCACCGCTATGTTGAGGACCACCACGATCAAACATATCTGCAACGTTTCTAAAACCTATTTGCTCACGAGGTGTATCTTTTTGACCATATGGCCTTATTTTTGCAATGTTGCCAAGAAGTGATAAAAAGCCACCACCTTCAAAAAAAGTATCGTTGGCATCAGCACCGCCGCCATCACGCATATCTATATCGGCAGGCACATAATACCCTTGGTCGTTATAATAACCGTATCTGCCATCGTTATTATACTGGTTGTAAATATCACTGCCTACTTCAACTTGTGCTTTTGCAGCTTCTCCACCACCTTTAGGACCTGCAACGCCAATTCTACCTTGAGGATCACGCGAACCCATAACAGGTGATGCTCTTTCGCCTTCACGCACAACAGAATTACGATCTATACGCTTAGGTCTTATTCTAGGGCGCAACGAATTTGATATTGCAGAAGGGTTATGACCAGAAACATGGGGCATTACTTTTTCTTACCTTTTTTCTTTTTACCTTTGTGATAGCCGGGCATTATTTTTTACCTTTCTTTTTGGGTTTTTTAGCAGTTTTTTCAGCATTTTTAAAGTCTTTTGCAGATGGCGCTTTAGGATCACTTGCACTTCTCATGCGCTCACCACTACCTGCCTTAATTCTACGCCTTTTAGCATGAATATTATCGTATAGGCCGCGCTTTTTAGTGGGTTTTTTCTTTTTAGGCATGTGCAAAACTCCTAAGATTATTTGTAAGTTAGCACATTATGCAATTCCTTGCAAATTCCTTCTTATAGGTTCGCCCCAATTTTTATTTTCTCGCTTGCCTACAGAAAGGTAACGAAACGCATCGGCTCCGTGTGATGTCCAATCGTGTAATGGTCTGCCTCTCCACGTTTTAAGCTTTTCGTCAAATTCTCTACGATACTGACGCAGTGCTTCTATACCTCTTTCGCACTTTTCACCGTCAAACCAACATCTATTTAACAATGATCTTGCTGATTGTATCCCATCCTCAACGCTAAGTTTTGGCGCAATCGTAATATCCGTTAAACCTAATGTGTTTAATATTTCTAGCCTTGACTTGCCAGTACCAAGTTCTTTAACTTGTACATCGTGGGGAAGGATATGCTCAGAGTAGTGATACCCCCGACTACTGAGTTCTTTTGCGTAGTGATCTAACCCCACACCCGAGTTCTCGTAATAATCTATTAGTCGAACTTCTTGGGCAACAAACTGCGCCATCCATATCGCCGTACTGTCACCAATTCCTAAATCCCATGCGGTAGTTACACCAACGGACGGATCGTATGGTACAGTTCGTATTCTATTTTCTTGCATAGCTGTTTTTAACTCTGGCGCATAATAAGCACCTTGTATTGCGGCCTCGAAACTGCACTCAAACTCTTGCTCGAACCTATCTTCGCCCATTGCTTTACGTGCTTCTTTTAATTCTTCTTCGTCAAGTATTCCTGTTTCTGAAGATTTAAGCATTAATGACAGCCAATTCGGATCATCTTTTGCCGCAACAAATGTATCGTAAAATTGATTTTTACCTTTTGGTGTGCCTATAAATGTTGCCCTACCTTTACGATCCGCAAGCGAAGGCCTTATAACGGTAGGCCATGCACGATATGGAAAGTCAGCAGGCTCGTCCAACACGACATGATCAAAGTATAGTCCACGCAAACTATCTGGGTTATCAGCACCAAATAATCTAAATCTTGCACCATTCGGAAAATCTGCACGTAATTCGGCAACATTATACTCTACGCCTTCAATATCTCTAGTATACTCTAGTAGATAATCCCATGCTATTGCTTTTGCTTGCCGATAATATGGTGCAATATAAGCAACTCTTACTTTTGGTCTTGGTATTGTTAATGCGTCTTTTATTAAATCATTTATTGCCGCGACAGTTTTACCGAACCTTCTGTGTGCAACGATAATGGCAAATCGCTCTGTTCTGTTATGGTAAGGTTTTATTAATTTTCTAGGTCTGTACTCAATAGTTCTAACTGTCATCGTCTAGCCATTTGTAAGCGTGTACATGTTCACCAGATACAGTTTGTTCTGCCTTATCTTTTTGACCAAGGTATTGTTTTCCAAGCCAAATTAATATTGATGTATTACCACCTTCAGCCGCTTGCCATTGCATACGCCTAAGTGACATTCTGCCTTCGTCATTGTGCCTTTTATAGAGGTCTTCAAAATTTTCGTATCCTCTATCTTTTAATCTTCTATTAAGTGTTGTGTCTGACATACCAAGAATACTGCATATTTCTGTCTGTGTGCATTGTATTCTTACCATATTAAGTAAACGCAAAAAGTCCTCATCATTCAATGGTTTAGAGGGTGCTTTAGGGCCACGTTTTGCGCTTCCACCAGACTTGGCTTCAGCTTTGCTCATTATATCCTCGCTTATTATGTCATGTGTATATTTACAGCATAAATTCTGAATGGTGAAGTATTTATTTTTTTAAAAGGTAAAGGTAACGACTGACAGCAGTTCTTACACGATTTATTTGTAAATAATTTGTTGACACTATTAGCCCACTTGATAGTATGTATATGTAATAATTAAGAGGTTCAAATGTTACAGAAAGATACAAAAATTAAAATTACCGAAAACTGTCAATACAATGGCGGTCAACTAGCTAATTTAACTGGTAAAATTATACGTCTTTTAACTGACAAACATAATGTAAATGGCACACCTGCTAGTTACCATGTTAAATTAGATACTAATCAAGGTTGGTTTAGCAATAAACATATGGGTTTATTTATAAATGATTTCGAGGTGCTAAATGACTAATTATTCACACGCAGCTTGGAATGGTAAATCTTACTTGGTTCGCCATGGTGACCCATTTGACAGAGGTCAGTCTGATTTTTACTACGGCTCTCCTCGTGACCCACATTATCATATTGGTTCTGTGGCGGCTACACCACGCATCGACATTGAAGGTATGACCGACGAACAAATAGATACATACCATGCAGGTTACAGTTGCGCCAGAGATAATGGCGATCAAAAAGATTGGGGGTAATTATGATAGAGAAAACTAAATATGTTGGTGAAAGCGTAATTGATTTTGCAACGGATTACGAAAAGATGATTTACGAAGAGCGTACGCATTGGGTTGTTGTACGTGGTCGTGGCTCAAATCGGGTTCGGAAAACTTGCAAAACATTTTTTGATGTTGTTGATTACGCAACTCAGTTCGGTGACGGGCGCACCATGTGTTATGCAGTAAACAAACATAATTCATCGGCTCATATCTGTAACCTTTGATTTGTGCTTAAATTTCTCGGCGTGAACTACACGCTCCCTTAGAAGGCTCGAACTAAAATCGTGCCTTCTTTTATTGTAATGTATCTGCATATCTAAATTTTTACCAGTAAAGTCTCTGTCTCTGTATTCCTCACCAATAATTCGTACTTCTATGTCGTACATTTTTAAAATGTCTAGTAGGTCTTGCTCTGTTTGATACGGTATTATTTCATCTACATACAAAACAGCTTTTAATTGTGTGTATCGCTCTACCAGTGTTTGTATTGGCTCATTTTTATTGTCACGTTCTGCGTGTGGGTCAACGTGCAAACCAACTAATAGGTAGTCACAGACCGTTTTGGCTTCTGCTAACATAGCAATATGCCCTGCGTGGAGTAAATCAAAAGTTGATGCTGTAAAACCTTTCATCGTATTCGCACCATTTTCATGCCATACTCTTTGTCTTTATAAATTATTTTAGCATCTAGCTTTCTAATAAGTTTTTGCTTTTTAAATCTGTTGTAGTCTACATGATGGTGCCATCTGCCGTATTTCATAACTAACCTAGAACAATCAGGGTG